CTGAAAATTTCCCTTAACATAGCGATTAATGGGGGGCATATATAAAAAAATATTTTTATTTTTATTTTCTTTTACTAATTACTTTATTGATTAGCTCATAGTTTAATAGCAAGCCATACTAATAGCCATAGCAATGCGAACACTGGGTTAATAACCAACAGCAACAGCAACAATGCTATACGTGGACTGATGAACAACATAATAATAAATAATAGTATAATCATTCGCTTCTCCCTTATCTTATAGAGCAGTAGGGAATCGAACCCTATACCTTATTACTCTAACAGCTGTCTTATATAGTTGTGCCAAGCTTAGCACTTCTTCTATGGACTATACACCACTAACACAACAAAGGGAGTCGCACCCTCATCTTCTCTTTGCAGAGCTGTAATACTATTATACTATGCTGTGTTATTATATGCTTTAAGCCTTCTATGACGTACTAACATATAATAAATAAAGGAGAACACGAACAGCAGGAATCGAACCCACGTTTACAGGTTTGGAATCTGTAGCATTACCACTATACTATGTTCGTAATATACAAAGGGTTGTTAATTTATTCGGTTATTCATTCAACTAAGCACCGTTTATCGCTTGCACCCTCTGCTTTGGCTGTTAACTCTATAACATTTAAGTACCGTCAATCAGCACACCTATTAGTCTTTAGGAAGAATATGCAAAGACCAAACATGATTTTAAGCTTCTTATATCGTCAAGAGTAACGTATACAGATAGTTTTCTTTTTGCGGTATACACTAACAACCCATTTCCATATAGGCGAACTACTCAAAGTTCCTTTTAATTCAATACGTTTAATGCTCCAGCTACTACCAATAAGATAGATGTAAATATACTTAGCATAATAGCTAGATAGTCATGGCGATAATACCACTCCTTAAAGTTGGTAACCGAACCTACACCATATAAAATACCAAGAATAATCAAGGCAATATTAATTACAATCATTCATTCTCCTGACTTTCTACATATAGTAAGATACAGAACGCGTCTGCCATGTCGTCGTTGATATCATTATCAGGTACTATGTTATAGCTCTTGAGTATCTCAATGCTTTGTACTTTTCGCAATGCACTCTTACCTTTAATTAGATGATACCCACACCATTTACTGTTTGGTACATCAACATAGCCAATGTTATGACGGTTACGCATGACACCCAAGAATGAACCGTTAGCTCTAATCAATGAGATGTTTCCCTTAGACTTGAACGTGATAATAGGCTCTTCAATATAAATAAAGTAGTCAAATAAATTGTAATGATCAATAATTTCTGTTATACCGTCAGCAATAAGCTTGGCACGTTCCAAAGGATCTTTACTTTTACCACCTGCAATTGAACCGACTACATACTCATTTGTCAAAGGATTACGAAATGCGTAACCAGTATTAGAGGTGCTAAAGTCAATAGCTAAGGCTTTGCTCATAAATCAGAACTCAATTCAATATAAAGCTCTTTAGTAATTTCTCCAATATCAAATAAGTGCTTAACATAGTGTTCATATTCAATCGGAGTCAATACTTCTTTTTGTGCTAAAATATGCTCTTTATTCATTTCTTTATTCTCCCTTAAAAATTAAAGCTGTATCAAGATTAATCAAACCACATTCAACAGCGTTAAGTAAGAACTCGTTAAAGTCAACTTCTGACAATGTTTCTTGCTTAAATAATAGCTGTTCTTCTGTCATTTGCTTTCCTCTCTTAACTTCTGTATTTATTATAGCATATCCACTTTTCGGGTTTGGTTTATCCTCTGTTATGTAAGCTGTGATTGACTTTGTAGGCATTTTATGTTATACTCTTTATAGGAGGTAACTATGGCTAGAGATAAATATTTGATGTACTTACGACAGCAGGAATACAAGAAACGTATTAAAATTAAAGTAGTTAATACAAGAGCTAGAATGAACAGAGAATACATGAATCAGCCAGCAATAGATAAGGAAACATTAGAACTATGGAACAATCAGCCAGCAATACATTTTGATTTAGGAGAAAATAAATGAGATATAAAAAAATAGATACTGTTATAGTATTAGAAAATGGAAAAGTTTATAGAGAGTTAAAAGATAGATGTAGACTGATAAAAGGAACTTTAAGAAATAATGGATATTTACAATTAACGATTAAAAATAAAACTATAAAGGTACATAGATTAGTAATAGAGGCTTTTAAAGGTAAAAGTGATTTAACTGTCGACCACATAGACGGAAATAAACTAAATAATTCATTAGATAATTTACAATATTTAACTAGAGAAGAAAATTTAATAAAGTCTATAGCTATCCCAATTTATTATGACAATGTGGAATACAGAAGTACTAATGAGTTATCAAGAAAATTAAATGTTTCAAAAAATACTATTAAGTATAATTTAAATAAATATGGTTCTTATAAGGGTAAAAAATTAAATTACTAAAATATATAGCGCAATAGCGCTTTTTGTTTCACGCTTGACCGAAATTTGACTAGAAGTGGCAGAAAGTAAGTGCATTGAGTGTCCTGTTTGTAAAGTATGGTATCAGTAAGCGCAATCAGCTTATTGTTTGTAAGATTTCTAAAGGAATTCCGGAGTGTTTGATAATCTCTTTATCTTGTACTGGAATTGTGAAAGGTTTAACTAAATATTTTAAGAAAACAAGAGCAAAGCCCATTGTATAGCTATTTATGATTTGTAACATACTTTTATTATTTCAGTAAAACAATGTATAAAATGCTTGTAAATAGCGTGGTTATCAATAAAGCAAGTCTAAAAAACTTTGTGAACCTTGTAAAACTAAAAAAAGGGCATGTTATAATATAATAGATAGGAGAATAAATGGAAGATAAAGAATTTTTGATTAAAAAAGTAGAAATATTAGAATCAGCAATCAAACAAATAGCAGTGATCCAATATGAACTGGATAAAAAGCTAGGAGAATTAGAGGGCTTAGAATAATTTACATAACACATGATAACTCAAAGTGTAAAATGCAATATGTTAAAATATAAGTATATAATACTTGACAAGTGAAAATGTCTATGTTATTATTATCTATGTAATTGAATAATTAGTTGCTAAATGACTTGTAACTAATGTAAATAGAGAATTCAATATTGAATAAATTTGAACATATCGAAAGTCATTCATAATCTTACGCTTGAGGGTCAGGATAGTTGCTTAAAACCTAGACTCAATTGAAAATGTATATTACTTTACAAATAGCCTAGAGCGTAGCATGAAATAAAAGATTATGAGTTCCATGAGTGTCGTGAACAGAAACACTCCGTGACGCGTAGAAGTCTGACAGAGTTATTTATGGAAAAGTTTTGAAATTAAGTTTCTTTTCTTTTAACTTGCTGGGATTATACGACACGATAAGGGCTAAGGGCTATCTAAAAAAGTAGCACGGAATAGCATTTTTATAATTACAACTACTAAAAGAAGAAAGAAAAAATAATGAGTTATACAACAAAACACAAACCTTACAAACGAAAAAGTATTAAATGTAGTGGTTGTGGCTGTTCAATATCACATTGCATGGACTTAAAAAAAGAACAACTTAGAATAAAAAGTTTAAAAAAAGAAGTTGTAAAAGAATATATTCATGTAGATAACCCTAAATGTAAACATTGCATTAAATAGCACTTAAGGCTTGACTTTTCAAGTCTTTTTTGTTATTATATACTAAAGGAGAAATAAATGAAAATTTACTATGTGGCACTAACAACTAATAAAGACATGGTGGCTAAAAATTATAGCGGAAAACGATTATCTCTTTATACAAAAAAACATGAAGCTATTAAGACTTGTGTTTTATTAAATTATCAATGGGAGCTATTTTTCGGAAATGGAGTAAAAGAAGAAAAACCATTCAAAGTTTATTGCGTAGAATCAGAGCCAACGGAGGTAACTAGTGACTAGCCTATTTGATAAAGTACAGACAGCCAAGCACTTAAAAGAGCGTGAAGACTTAATAAATTTAAAAGATGACTGGCTTATTGATACTTTAATGCCAAGTTCACAAGCTGGAATACTTGTAGCACCGTTTAAGTCGTTTAAAAGCTCTCTAGCAATGCACATGGCTTTAATGGTATCGCAAGGGTTACCTTTTTTTGGTTATGATACAAAGCGTAGTAAGACGCTATACATAGACAATGAGGACACAGACAGAGAGTTAAACAAAAGGCTTAGAAATAAAGATACTGCACCAGAAGACTTACATTTTTTGACTGGTGGAGAGTTTATGCTTGATGATTCGCACCACATGAACTTATTATATGAGTACATCAAAGAAAATGATATAAAATTCGTGATCTTGGATAATTTAATGACAATGCTAAGAAATGGAGACATTATCTACGGTAAAGACTTTGAACCAATGCTTAGAAGAATTACACGTTTGAAGTTGCTCTTTCAAGATGTAACTTTCTTACTAGTAGCTCATGCAAACAAATCAGCTTATGCAAACTCAATGGACGATAAAGCATATATGGTAAAGCCTAGTGACGCCTTGGGTGGTTCTACTCTAACAGCATGGGCAGAATTTATGTTAATGTTAAGCCCTAAACGTGGCAAGCATAACGACTTCTCTAAGTTATCAGTCAAAGCGCGTGGATATCAGTTTGACGATGATTTAAACTTTTCATACGTTGATTCAGTATTCACTTGCGTCAATAAATCAAAAAAAGAACCTGATAGCGAACTAATAGAAAAAGTAAAGGTTGAAACTCCAATCGAAACGACGAAAGAATCGGCACAGGCTTTCTTAGACTTAGCTAAAGAGCAAGGAAAGGTAACAGAAAATGAGTGATAAAAAATACGTTGTTTATTACCATGAAAAAGTAAATGAATACTTCTATGACTATTATTCAAGGTTTAACATGAATGAACAATATTCAAAACCTGTTTTATACAGTGATGATTTTAAATTAATAGAGAGAGCAAAAAATGAACTCAATGAACGACTACAAGAACAAAGCTATTATTTTACACGCTGAAGTGTACGGTTGGTTATATCGTGCATTAGATGAAATGGTAAAAGCAGAATGGCATAATGACGAACTTTTCAAAGTATGGCTTGGACGTGCTGAATTTCTAGTCAGACAGTCGAAAAAATTGCATGCAGCTTGCGAAAATGATTATTCTAAGCGTGCATTGATTAGGGCATTACAATTAAAAGTAGAAATAAATGAAAAAATATCGTCTAATATTTGACAACGATAATTAATTTTGGTATAATAGTATATATAGAAATAAAGGAGAACAAATGGTAGTTAAATTAACGCAAAAACAAGCTGATTATCTTGAAACGTTTAAAGAAAATGAACGAGCAATTCATTATATCTCTCGCTGGGGCTGGAGCTATCCGCTTTTAGACGGTAATGGAAAAGTTTATGGGAAATCAGAAAAAGAACCATTTAAACAAGATGAAAAACTAAAAATGTTTGAAGCTATTATTAACGGTTATGAAGTCATTGAACCTAAATTTAAGTTTTATAACTTTTCTGATAGTAGCGGAGGTACTGTATTATATTATGCAGGTAAAGAAAATGAATTAAATGGAAATAAAAAATTTGCACTTGAAGTCAAAAAAGATAGTGAAGAATATAAAGCCTTGCTAACTTTAGGTTTCATTAGAGAGTAATATGATAACATCTTTCCAAAGTTTAGCTGAAAGGCGATTAACAACTCTCAATTATCACAAAAAAGATAGTCAGCAGTACATCAACAGTTTAAATTATTTTGAATATGCTAGAATGTACTTTGAGAAAAATGGCTTTCCAGAAGATAACAGACGAGTTTACCAAAGCGGCAAGCGAAAAGGTCAAAAGGTTGGCTGGTCTGATAAAGAGGAAAAACAGCAAAAAGAAGATATTAGAAAGTTCATTTATGAAAAGCAACTACAAAAGTTTAAAAGCCAGAGAAAAAGCTAGTAAACATTATGCTAGAGGTGTTAGAAAGCTGTCTAAAGAGCTCGAAGAAATGAACGAGACAAAGTATAGGGCAGGGCCTGACGAGTGCCTGTATGGCTTAATAAATGACTTGTGGAACTACTGGGACGACGGATATATTTTACCAATGCTTAAATATAATATCGAAATTACAAGACAAGGGGACGTATTTATCGTAGAAAGAGGAGAAAATGAGCGTATTTGAAAAATTAAGCGTCATTAATGTTAATGATAAAAAGAGTAAAAAGAATAATCTTGACTATCTATCTTGGGCATTTGCATGGTCTGAGGTAAAAAAAGTTTATCCTGAAGCTAACAGTAAAGTTTATGAAAATGAAAAAGGGCTAAATTATCACACAGACGGTCACACAGCTTGGGTTAAGGTTGGTATGACTATTGAGGGCCTAGAACACATTGAGTATCTACCTGTAATGGACTTCCGCAATCAATCTATCCCAGTTGAAAAAATTACTTCTATGGACGTAAATAAAGCCATTCAGCGTGGACTAGTTAAGGCAATCGCTCGTCATGGTTTAGGGCTATACATTTACGCAAATGAAGATTTGCCCGACTTGACAGAAGAACAGAAAGAACTTGAAGCAGAAAAGCAACGACTTAGAGAGATCCAGCCACTTATAAAACGAGCTGAACAGCTAGGATATCAAAATATTGACAGCTTGAAAAATAAGACTAAAAAAGAAATTACCGACATCATGACGATTTGGTTAGCACAGCAAGAAGCAGAAAAAGGGGAATAATTAAATGGCAATCATCACAGTTACAGCACAAGCGAACGAAAAAAATACACGAACAGTAAACACAGCAAAAGGCGATAAGAAAATTATTTCTGTTCCATTATTTGAAAAAGAAAAAGGTTCTAACGTAAAAGTTGCATACGGTTCAGCTTTCTTACCTGACTTCATTCAATTAGGAGACACAGTAACGGTCAGCGGTCGTGTACAAGCTAAGGAATCAGGCGAGTACGTAAACTATAACTTTGTTTTTCCTACTGTTGAAAAAGTGTTTATCCCTAATGATAACAATAGTCAATCACAAGCTAAACAGGACTTATTTGGTGGTTCTGAACCGATTGAAGTAAATACGGAAGATCTTCCTTTTTGATAGAAAGTCGGTTACATGTACACAGCAGAAGAGAGAGAGCAAATTATCGATATCGTGGATAAGATGAGCTTACTAAGACAAGACTTTGACGGAACTTTCACTTGGATCAAGGAAAATGTATCAATGCCGTTTGACTTTGACGGAGAACAACAATTTATATCAGACTTGAAACAGTTAGTTAAAATTAATGCTTTGAAGTTTGGTAAAATATATGAGGGAGTATTAAATTGACAACGCTAAGAGAATTACACAAAAAACTTAAAATTAAACAAACGCTTGATAACTACGTACGAAACACAAACAAAAAATACAAGTATAACTTTGTGGCTGATGAAATTCTTGGCGAGGGAATGGCTAAACTGATCGAGCTTAATACGCAAGGCAAACTTGGAAGACATGCACAGCAAATTGCTTATATTAACCATAACTTGAGCTTACAGCGACAAAAGGAGCAACTGGAACAAGCTAACGAACGACTTGCTAAACGTGCTGAGAAAGCCCAAAAATTGCTTGACACGGAACTTTTGAAAGATAGCTACATCGAAACACTTGAAATGTTTAGTAAATTCAATTCAGCAAAACAATATACTATGTGGGACGACCTAGAAACTCCAACTAAAGTGATTGAGTTCATGGAAAAAAACGGTGTGAAGCAAGGTAAATGGCTACGTCCTGAAGGAGTCGACGCTTGGTTCAAAGAACGCATTATTTGGTTCAAGAATAAATTGAAAGAAAAATAATTAATAATAAAAACTTTAGGCTTGACAGCTTAGAGTTTTTTTGCTATAATCAATATATAAAGTTAAGAAAGAGAGAAACAACAATGAGCGAAAACATTAGAACAGCTAAATTACTTTTAACAGAATTCAAAAACGACCTTACAAGAGAACAATACGAAAGCTATCAATTAATGATTGAAGCACTTGAAGAATTAAGAAAAATTGAGAAAACAGACAAATAAAAAATTATTAAATAAAGGCTTTAGGCTTGACAGCTTAGAGTTTTTTTGATATAATAATTTCAACAAATGAAAGAGGTAAAAACAATGGAAGTAGTAAGATATAAAGAAAAGTATTTAGTTAGTGATAAAGGAGATGTATATAAAGAAAACAAAAAATATACAATAAAGAAAAAACAAGCAACCAATAAATACGGTTATAAAGTAACAAAAATTAATGGGAAACAAGAAAGAGTACATAGAATAGTAATGGAGGCTTTTCATGGTAAGTCTGATTTAACTGTTGATCATATAGACGGAAATAAAGAAAACAACAACTTGAATAATTTAGAGTATGTAACACAAACAGAAAATGCAAAAAGATTTCATGATAAAAAAGTATTATGGAATGGAAAGGAATTTAGAAGCTTCAACGATTTATCTAGATACGTTGGAGTTGCCAATTCAACAGCTTGGAAAAATTATAGTAAAGGTTATAAACTAAAAGGGCATATAATAGAGGTTATAAAGTGAATTTAATACAATGCCAAACCTGCGGGGCTTCCGACTTTACTAATGGTAAATGTGATTATTGCGGCAATCAGTACGAAGTAAATGAAGACAAAGTATTTTACGGTAATTCAAAAGAAGATGATTCATCATTAGATGAGGATATAACCTTTCAAGAAACTAAAACAGGTAAACTAATACTTAAAATCATGATTTATACTTTAGTATCTATTATTTGGTTTGCTGTAACTGTATTTATTCCGCCATTATTTATAATAACAATTATTTTATTAGTGGTTTATGTGAGTTTTCGCTTGATAAATAAAAAAGAAATACCTTACAAAAAGGAGCTAAACAAATGAACGTTGAATCAGTAATTGGTAAAGTTATTATAATAGCACTAGTCGGAATTGGATTATATGCGTTCTTTGCATTAGTTGACTTGATTAAAACGAAAGGAAGCAAATAGATGAGATACAAAAAAATAGATGATTTAATAGTCTTTGAAAACGGAAAAATTTATAAAGAAATGAAAAACAAATGTAAATTAACTGGGTTAACAAAATCAAAAAAATGGTTATTTAATAGTATACGTAAACGGGAAACGTATGTATGCTCATAGACTTGTTATGGAGGCTTTTCATGGTAAGTCTGATTTAACTGTTGATCATTTAAATATGAATAGACAAGATAACAGACTTGAAAACCTTGAATATGTAACTGCCGTAGAAAATATAAAACGCGCTCTTGGTATTAAAGTAAAATGGAATGGAAAGGAATTTAGAAGCTTCAGCGATTTAGCTAAATACGTCGGAGTTTCACAGCAATCAGTTTCACAAAATTATAGTAAAGGTCATAAACTGAAAGGATATATAATAGAGGTAGTAAAGTGAAGTTAAAACATCACAGATTGAACTATTTACTGAATATGATGAACCTAAGTTGCTGGAACTTATAGAAAAATGGAATAAATTTTATCAAATTAGAAAGACAAGAAATTTTAATGCTTAGTTTAGACGAGAAGAAAATTAGAAAAGGTAAACCTATTGGACTACCGTATCAAGGAAGTAAGAAAAAGATAAGCAAGAAAATAGTTGAAATCATCAAACAGAACTTTAGAACAGATAAACCGATTTATGACATCTTCGGAGGAGGTGGATCAATTACAGCCGAATGTATTTTAAATGGCTTGGAGGTCCATTATAACGACTTAGACAAGGATATAACCAACGCATTTGAACAAGTTATATCACAAGACCGTGAGTGGATTAAAACCCTTATTGTTTCACGTACAGAGTTCTTCGAGATTAAAGCGAAAGAAAACAAGACAACAGATGACTTTTTGAAGTTACTAGTCAACTCTTTTGGGAATGATAAGAAATCATACTTATGTTCTAAAGAAATTTCAGATTTGAAATATAATCTAGCTAAAGAAATTATAGAAAATCATGACGTTTTTAATGGTTATAAACAGACTGAAACATACAAGAAGGCTACTTATAATGCGAAACAAGAAAATGATAAACGACTTCAACAACTTGAACGACTTGGACAACTTGAACAACTCCAGCAATTAAATAAAATAAAAGCAACGAATAAAAGTTATCATGATTTTAGTGATATTTCTGGAGCTATTCTATATCTTGACCCTCCTTATGAAGGGAGTAACCAAAAAGGTTATATCAATTCATTCGATAGTCAAGAGTTTTATGACTGGGCATTTGAAATGGCTAAAAATAATATCGTTATAATTTCAAGTTATTCAATTTCTAGCGAACGCTTTGAAGTTGTATATTCTTTTGATAAAGCACGTAGCACTTTACAAGGTGGAGAAAACAGCAAAGCGAAAAATGAAAAGTTATTTATGGTTAAAAACAGTTAATATTTGACAAAGTAAAAGCAATTTGATAAAATTAATTCATAAGGTTAAGGACTAAGGCAAAAGAAAAACAGTAACTAACCAAAATTGAAAAGAGGACTTAAAATGAGTTGGAAACAATATCTTAAATTAACGGAACTTGCTAGAAATAAAGGAATAAACTTCCTTGTATATGCTGAAAAGGCTTGTGAAAATGGTCTTATTTCCCATAAAACACCACAAACAATCACAGAAAAAGAATACAATTTATTAAAAAAAGGGCTTTTATAAGATGTTTGAAGTTAATGTTTGACAAAGTAAAATCAATTTGATAGAATGTAATTATGAAAGAGGTGCAGAGATGACAACCGAAGAAATAGTGCAAAGCTATCAAGTGAAATTGTTAAAGATTATATTTAAAGAGATTGATAGCCTGATGAAGAAAAAAGAAAAGGCTGATATCAACGCAAGTAAACTTGCTGAAAATGGCAATACAGTTAGAACATCAGCTTATTGGAAGTCAACAGGAAACGCAGAGTTTTACATTAAAGAGATGTATGCAAAGTTGAGCGCCTTAGCTGAAATTGATAGACTATTCCACTGGTCAAGTCGTTTACATCAAGAACAATTGCAATTTGTCAGCAAATATCCTAAAGTAATGGAAAAATATAGACAGGCGAACTAAGGAGAACAAAATGAAAGATACAGTAAAAACTTTAACGATAGTTGCAGGTGTTGCCTTTGCACTTATCGCTATCACTTGGGTAGGTATGATCGCAACGTTGCTTATTACATGGCTTGGAGGTAACATCTAAATGAATTACAGTACAAATAAGCACTATGCCAACGAATACGGTGTAGAACTTAACGAATACTTGAAACATAATTTTAACTACGAAGAGCTTGTAGGGTGGTATACAATGCAGGTATTGAAGTATCTAGTAAGAGCTGGCAAGAAAGAGGGTGAAAGCTACGATAAGGACCACAATAAGGCCTTAGACTATGCCAAAGAGCTTGCTAACTTAAGTAACGAGAATGAGCTTACAGAGTACACTATTGACGATATTATGGGCTTTATACAAGAACTAGCTGATGATTTCAAACAATGGAAAGACGAAGAATAATTGAAAATAAAGTTCATGCTTGACAGTGTGAACTTTTTTTGATACTATTGTTTTATAGAAAGGAGATTAAACAATGGCAACTCAAAAAGCTATAAAGGTAGTAGCTTATAACCCTACGACAGAAGAAGAACTATACTTTAGCTGTAAGGCTCAATGTGCTAAGTATTTTGGACTTAAAACTAATACAGTTCTTGGTTGGTTTACATTTGGTAGACCTGTAATTGAACTGTTGGTAGACCTAGATAGAAACCAAGTGGAAATTGAAAAACAAAGTAAACTGAATGGCTTTGAATTATTTACGATTAAGGAGTGGTTAGACTATGTGTAAGAAACGCAAATACACAAAAATGGGCGCTTTATATTCAATAGTGAATGCCCAGCATAACAAAAAGAAAGCTGGCAAAGTACCAGTTAGAGCTTATCACTGCAAGTGGTGCAATTTATATCACTTATCAAGTCAGCAAAGACTAAATATAAAAACAGGAGTAATTGGATAATGGAAAATGAATGGACTTATTATACAGTAACATGGTACGAATTGATAGACACTGGAACTATAGGGTTTTGGAAAGAAAATAAAACTAAAGTTTATAGTTTAAGCGAAGCACAAGAAATTAAAGAAGCAAAAGAAGATATAACAGGTCATAAAGCTGAAATTAGAAAAATAACTGAAATAACGGAGTTTATAGCATAATGACAAATGAAGAATTATATGAAAGAATCACTAACGGACTAAAAGAGCAAGGTATCGCAATAAACCAATTTGAGCTAAAGGTTAAAGCTGAAACAGGTAAATATCCTAACCTAAGAATAACTAAATCACGCTTGAGCCTACCTAATACCGTAGCATTTCCTTATCTTACTATATTTTTCAATGATGATGAAATGCACGAGATTACACTTAAAAAGATGAATAATTCAGGAACAGGCGGAGAAGCCATGGACTTATTAGATGAGTTATTATATAGCTTGAAGCCAAGCAAAGAATATCTATATAAGCAACGATTGAAGCGTAAAATGCAAAGGGAGGCAATGAGATAATATTACACGAGTATACAAGTCAGATAAACAGCTCAAAATATCCACAGCAAACAGCTAGAAAGATTGCTAATGACTTGAACAAGAAAGACCATTTCAATAATTATCTAATCAGCTTTGAGCTTGGTTCTAAACGGTATATTATTGAAAAATTTGAAATTAGAGGTATGAATAGATGAAGCGTTACTATATAGAAGAAGAAGACGGTAAAGAGATTAAGCGAAAACTTACAACTTTTGCTAATGATGATTTAACACAGCTGTCAGATGATGAAATGAAAACATTATATTATGAATCATCAGCTCAATTTTTAGCTAAAGCAATGCACTTTATGAAGATTGAGAACGAGCTATTTTCAAGAAAGAATGTAACTGTAAGTGATGAAATTCTAATAAATGCTGGCAATAATATTATTGAAGCTATTAATCAGGTAAGCAACTGAAGCATAAAAAAGGAGAGTAATTATCTTTATTTTAACAGACGACACAACTAGAAGTATCGTATTGATTCAAAATGCTCATAAAAAGGCGGATAAGGGCTTTAATGATATTGTGGCACAATTATATGAACAAGAGTTTAAAACGCAAGAGAAAGCGAAATATGAGCATATAAGACAAGCTAAGGAGAAAGCAACTGAAGAACAACGAGTTAGTGAAGAAAATTAAATATAAAGAAATATAAAAACAGCTATAAAGCTGTCTTTTTTTATTTGTATGGAGCCATTTCGACTTTGATGTTATTAGCTTGTAGGAAGCGTAAGTGCCAAGGAGCACCCTCATTCCAAACGTAATGTTTAAGGTCTTTCCCTGTCGTATCCTTATAAATTTGTTTAACGATATTCAATTGGTCGCCATTAGTTAAGCCAATTACTTTTGTTCCGTTAAAGTATGAAATTCCGGAAATTCCGCCAGCTGGTTTTCCGTCTTTTGTATTAACTTGATATGTAAATTTCATTAAATCGTCGTCCTCTAATTCTGTATTTGTTTGTGTATTGTTTACTGTTACGCTAGTTTGCTCTGTAAGGCGCTTGTTTAGTTCTGTGATAAAGTATGAGCGACAGCTTTCTACCGTTCCACCGTGAGCCTCTACTGAACGTCTAGGACAACTTGTGCTTGACAGTTCTTGATGTAACTTCACGGTATCATGATTAGGAGTTAGTCCCCATTGTTTCATGTACTTAGCAACGTCATCTAGTACCGCTTGCTCATTTCTTAAGAACTGGTTTAAATCGCCCTCTGATTGGCATACTTCCCAACTGGCATAATTTGCATTACCGTATGAGTTAGCACAATGCCATGCCATGTTAGAGAAGTCAGAAGCCTGCAATCTTCCGTCATTTCCAATATAAACATGAGCAAAGCCATTTTCAGGGTTATGATTAGGTAACCAGTTGTTGTAGAAGCCAGCGTTAGCACCATTTGAGCCAGCGTCATTGTGAATTACAACCCCAGTAGGATTATAACCACGTACACCAGCATTAGTTATATTCATTCTTTTTTATCCTCCGTTTGTTCTGCTTCCGCTTCAGGAACACTTACACCATTCTTTTTGATAAGTTTAACCAAACCGTCAAACATAGGACTAATTTTTGCGATTAAGTAAATAAATTGTCCTACGAAGTACAACAAGCCTACGTTAATCACTGTTTTGGCGATATCAGAAGTTGAGGGTGTTTGTGTAAAGTAAAAGACTGCATATAAAACCCATAGCGCGAAGACTACCGTCAAATCAATCACAAGTCTACGTTTTAAAGGTGGGTTCATCGCTTCTCTATCTTTGACCCACGTAGCGAAAAGAATCGCCAAAATTAAGATAGTTATTAAAATCATTCTAGTTACCATTTTGTTTTGCTTTCTATTTTGTTATTTAATGAAGTAGCTTGCGTTACCACGTGATGAAAAAGGGTGACTACCAACATCTTCCCCCCACCAAGTAATACTACCATCTGGGTTTATGTCAATATGGAAAATGGCATCTTTTCCAATAAGATGACCAATAAGACTTTGAACAATAGCTGGACGAAATGGTTCATCTACCCACGTCCTAGACATCGTTTGTCCTTTTTTTATGTTTGCCACACTACCAAGGAATCTAACAATTACTAAATCATCGTTCTTTTTAGTAAGTTGCAATTGCAAACCAGGGGCGGTTTGAACTGTCGACGTTTGAACTGGAACATGGATTGGACCTTTAAGTGATATATCATTTGCAGAAATACTATCCAAATTACTGGTCTGAATAATTGGTTGAGTGCTTGTTACTCCAGTTCCTGAAGTTACAACAACATCAAAACAAACTTTTAAAACGCCAGAGCCGTTGTTTATGTCAACACGGTTGCTATTATTTGCGGTTTCGGCTGATAAACTGACAGGATTAGCGGTTTGAGTTAAGTCAATATTTGCATGGATATAATTAGTAGAATTAGCCTTAAGAGCTACCGTTTCGTTTAATAGTTCAAAATATCGACCACCAGCAATAATTGAAGTGTTAGTGTATTGTACGTTTAGGGCTGTATTTAACGGACTTGTCCAGTCTTTGCGCCTAATCGTTCCGTAGTCCATTCCTGTTAACATCATGTATAGTTTTCCGTCATTATTAGAACCGACTGGGAACTCTGTACCATTTGGACTGAAAAACGTGAAGTTTTTAATTGTCATTTTTAACCTTTCTCGAAATTATCTTTGCTTTATCTAAAACTGGGTTATCAGTAATTGATAGCTCCAACAATCTAAATTTTCTACCGCCATAAGGATAACCACCAATTGATACAAATTGGTCGACTTCGTACAAGAGTGTAGTTTCGATTCTAAGAGAGTTTTCGCTATTATAGTACACTTTACCATTCAATAACTCTAAGTGGTCTTTACGTAGCTCTCTGTACCCTTTGAAGCTATCTATTCTATATTTGTCTCCGTAAGTAGCTACATACTCATATAACATTTGATTTATCCCCACTTTCTACAAAAATAAGTCTATCGCTGAACTCTGTTTTAACTCTGTCTGCTATATAGCCTGAATATAGTTTTCCTTCGTACCAAACATCGACCAAGTCATTAACATACAAAGGTAAGAGTTCATTTTGGTTAAAAATTAATCTTGTAACGATCGTGGAGGGTGAAATTTCAGCCTTAATAGTAGACATATCAGGAGGGTTTCCGTGGTCATCTCTATCATAAAACAATGTTTTAGCTGTTCTTACTTCTGGCAAGTCTGTTCCGTCTCCGCGATAAGTGCTATAATCAATGATATCTCCGTTATTTTTTGCTGTATACATTTTAGGTGGTTCTGTGTAATCAGCTGCATTTGATTTCTTAACGAATACGATCGCAAAATTATAAGCCGAACGTTCTACTATTGTTTCCGTGTCCATTGTAACACTTTGCTTAATATCTACCCTTGTTGTGATTCTTTTTCTATTCCAGTTCCTTGAAGCAAAATTAATAAATAACAAAGTCCTAGGGTCTGTTTCAGATGAAGCATGTTGAATTGTTGTAGTTGGTTGGAATTGAACCTTGGAAAATATCCTTTTTGCTACGTCAGTAGCTGATGAAGTTTCTGCTTTTCGGTTAATTGTAGCCTTACCAGCGAAAATACTTGAATTGAAAAAGTAGCCATAACTCATTAAATTATTCTTATTAGGGTCAATTAGATAGTCAATGATAGCGGAGTTTGTCGTTTTAGTTATTGCATTCGGAACATCAAGACTTTCAATCATTGCCCAAAAATAGTTCTTTAATGTGGCTTTGTTACTTTCATCTACACTTGTTACAAGATAAACCATATCTAAATTTAAGTTTCTTTTTTTACCTAGTGCTTCCTCGATTGGAACAACTTCAGGAAAAAGAATTTGAACAATATCGCCAACTTCTACCGAAATGGTAAATGTGGCTGATGAAGTGTAAAGATAGCCTGTTTCCCACAATTCATAATTAATGACTTGACATCTTGCCTTTGGTATTGGAAGGCCTCTTTTTTCTTTTTTACCATTAGGCATGCTGAAATCAGATATATTGTAATAGTTAGGATTAAAGTTATCATACACATTAGCTTCTAACATTAAACAAATTCCGCCTTTCTCTTGATTTTAAACTCTGCCTTACTTAAATTGATTAGCTCCATTTGACCTTTTTCAATTATACGAGTTCTATATCGCTCGAAGTCCATTACAGGGAATAAATTTAGAGCAGTTGTCCCCTTCCAACCTTGATAAGTTTCGTCATTTACATCTGTATTTATTAAAATATAGTCTTGCAACTGTTCCGTCTTAAATACAATTGCAGTATATTCATTTCCAATATCATCTAAAAATCTAACTCCAGCAGGTGTTTTAGGCAGTTTCGGATATAATATCCCTATAAAACTAAATATTTCGTCTTTTATATCCCAGCGACTTAAACGTTCTATATTTGTTTCTCCATAGTAAGTGTAAGAAGTTCCTTTGACATACTTATAGTCTCCTGGTGCTGTTCCGCCATAAATTTTAGATTTACCAGAAAGAACTTTACCATTTTGAACCATATCAAAAGTTAAGTTTTCGTAAGTGTACCACTTTGTGATTATATCAAAAGTTATCTTTTCGCTGAAAGCTCCGTTTTTGCCATATCCTTCTGTCTTTGTGACATCTGCTAAAGCTAAATCGGCATACACCTGAAAAATCTCTGTTTGATATTCAAGTGTAACAAATTTTTGGTTAAGAATATCGTTTACAAAGTCTTTCATTAATTGATAGTTTTCTTCTAAACTTTCGCCAAACGTTTCTAACTTAAACTCTATTTGAGGTTGAGTAATTGAGCGTGTTCCCATTACTCCAATACCATTACTTTGCCAAATGTTATTAGTTGATTGTAACCCTAAATTAGAGGGCTGGTAAAACCTAACTTTTCCATTTGTGACGTCCCAAACTTTGTCGTTCGTTCCGTCTAAGTTGGTATGTATTTTGTACTGTCTTACCATTAAGCCCTCCCTAGGTCAAATTCTCGTCTGATTGCGCGTGCTAAGTTAGAAACATCTTGACCAGCACCACCTTGTACGTTGAATGTATTATATGTTCTATTATCGCTTGATACGCTGTTAGTGCTTAGACCGTAACCGCTAGAAGATAAGTTAATATCTGTTAAGCCTACTACCATTGAACCTTTGAACATTCCGCCAACTTTTTTTGAAACCCAATCAATTGAACCTTTGATATTTTTAATTGTATTTTCTACACCGCCTAGAACGTTATCTATCGTATTTTTCACTCCTCCAAATATATCACTAAAGAAGTCGCCAATACCATTAAATACATTTTTTATTGAGTTGTAAGCATTAGAAGCAACATTTCCAAAAGCGTCGAATACTCCGCTAACTATATTTTTAGCACCGTCAAATACTCTACTAAAGAAGCTACCGACTCCACTAAATACTCCTTTTATTGCATTCCAAGCTGAACCAGCAAAGCTACCTATAGCACTAAAAACATTTGCTACAACATTTCTAACGCTATTAAATATTCCAGCGTAGAAACTTACAACAGTATTCCATATTGACTTAACTAATTGGTAAGCGCCTCGAATTATAGCCAATATAAGTTGGAACGCTAAATTAATTACTGACCCAACTAGCCCAAATATAGATTTAAAGAAACCAATTAACGGTTGAAAAGTTGTAACGAACCAGTTATAAGCGTTTGTCACTAAAGAAGCGATAGTTGTAAATACAGTTGTAACAACACTTACTATTCCATTCCACAACCCTGTGAAGAATGTTTTTATCCCGTTCCAAATGTTTTGGATACCTTGTACAATTCCGTGGAACCAATCAACTAAACCTTGCCAGATTCCTTTTGCTCCGTCAACTGCCCCATTCCATATATCAGCAAACCATTGACCAATACCGCTAAAGAATGAAACTATACCGGCCCATGCACTCTTTAAGAAGTCTACGAAACTAGCCCAAGCCTTTTTCCCTGTTTTCGTTTGAGTGAAGAAGTATACCAAGCCAGCAACAATGGCTGTGATTGCTATGCCAAGAGCCACGAATGGATTTATAGCCATTATAGCATTGAAAGCACCTTGTATAGCTGTTCCAATTTTAACTATGTTATTATAAAGTTCAATCGCCTTAACAATTCCATTAATGACTTTTAAAGCTACGAAAGCACCAGCAAAAGCAACTAAAGCTACTTTTATATTATCCATTGCTTCCTTGCTTTTACTAATTTTTTCCAGAAAATCAGCTATTTTTTTCGTGACTTCTGAAAATTTGCCAGCAAATACAGCTATGCTCTTTGCTACGTTATCTATACTTGTTGAGTTTTTCGCTGTTTCTGTATTTATTCCAAGAAATGAATTTATGACGTTCCCTATAATAGAAACTATGGAATCAAATGCGCTTTTTATATTATCCCAAGCCTCTAAAAAGGCTAAAGTGGTTCCATTTTCTTGCATTTTTTGAAACAAGTCTTGAAAATACTTAATAACCTTTGTTATAGCTTTACCACCACTTTCGCCCCAGTCAGACATCTTGTCTATTAAGCCACTAATGATAGGTGTTAAAGCGTTCAAAGTAGGAACTAAAGCAATTGACATTGTTTCATTGAAACTGTCCCACGCGTCCCCAATAGTTTTGACTCCACCGCCCGAACCTTTAGCCATTTTTTCCATAGCCTTGTCGAGCATACCCATCGAAACAGCGCCTTCTGAAACAGCGTCATTAAAAGAACCGTATTGCTGTAATGAGGGGTTCATTTTCATAATAGTGTCTTTTAAAGAAGCGCCAAGTGCGGTATTGTTATCAGTTAATTGTCCAATGTTTTCAGCAGTAACTTTACCAGAAGCCGACATTTGACCGTAAGCCTGAACCACACCTTTAAGGTTTTCGCCAGTACCACCAAATGCTTGGTTAGCTTTTACTAATGCTTCTGTTTTACCAACTGCTGACTTAGCACTATCGCCTAAACCAATGAACGTTGTTGAAAGTTTTAAAGTATCTTCGGTATTTGCATTTGTATCTTTAGCAAGATTCTGCATAGATTTGCTTACATAGTCAAACTCTTGTCCATTGCCTTTAAACTTCATTGTGTTATTCAATGAAATCATGGCTTTTTGAGTATCCATTGCGTCAGATACCCAGCCTTTTAAGCCATTACCAACAGCACTGACAGCACTCGCACCAATTTGCCTAAATGCACCTACTGCAATTTCTCTAAGACTGCTAAAACGTGACTTCATGCCGTCAATTCCGCTATTAATGCCCTTGGTGTCCATTTTAGCGTCAATGTTCCAAGAGCCTGATTTAATAGCGCCCTCGACTTGCTTAATTTCGCCCTCTAGCCTATTAGCTTGTGTTTCTGCTGTTCCTAAATCTCTAGTAAGTTGTAGCCATTTCTTTTGACCTGCTGACGTCCCTTTGTCAACCGTAGAAAGTTCTTCTTTTAATTTTGTTGCTTTGTCACGTGATAAGCCCAACTGCGTTTGTAAGTTCTTCTGCAATTGCGCCATTTTCCCGGTATTTGTGGGGTCAAGTTTTAGAGCTTCACGTAAGTTTTTAGCTTCTCCTCTAAGACCTGACATTGCGGTATTAACGCCTTTAAGTGAGTTCTCGAATTTCGTTGTATTACCGTATATCTCGACCTCAAACTGTGCATTACTTGCCATTACACACCCTTTCTTTTACGCCTTTTCTCTTTTTCTTTTTCCTCTTTCTTTTTCTCTGCAATAAGCTCAATTATTTTATAAACAAGTTCTAGTTCCATTTCCATGAACTGTGTTATATCAATTTCGTTATTGCCTAAAACAGTCAAAAGTTCTAAAGTTTTATTTTCCTTTACAGTATCTTTCTTTTTCTTAATCAATGAACTAGAAGAAAAGAAGACTGTATCGTCTTCCGTTTCCTCTTTTTCTTGAATAAAAACAGTTTTACAGAAGATGTTAATTAACTCGTTAGTTGTAGGAAGCTCTGTTTTGTCGTCTAAGGCATTTTGCAGCCCTCCGTTACAATCTACCCAAAGTATCAATAACTTGTCTGTAAAGCTCTCCATTTGCTCTGTAAAGTCATCAGGAATATATCCAGCGACAAAAGAATTTTGTAGGTCTGCAAAGTCTTTTAAATCTGTAATAAAGTCTGAACCAGTTAGTTCTAAGTATCTAATTGCATGTTTTAAAATCATTTACAGTCCTTTCAGCTCATTAAATTTCTTTCTGCCATAATTCGACAAGTTCTTTAAGCCCTTTACCGTCAGTATCGAACTCAAAGTTAGAACGGAAGTCAGAGAAGTCACTTTTGGCTTTTACAATGTTATCTTGAAAAAGAGCCAAGTATAGACCATATTGAACGAACTCCATTAGGTCAGTAATTTCTCCGTCTTCTTTTTTAAGCTCTGTATCCATTGCCTTTTGTTGCTGGAAAAGGTCTTTACCTGTAATCATTTTAAACTTACGTGCTGTGCTTAATTGTTTTGCCATTTTGTTTTATATTCCTTTACTTAGTTAATTTTTAGTCTTATGAATGGTCAGTTACTGAAACTCCTGCGGTAACATCTTCATAACCGTCAGCGGAGAACGTTACGAGATGGACACCGGGCGCAAGGTGTCCATTTGTTTCTACTTTTCCATGTGCGTCCTTAATCACTGATGTTACTTTTACAGTTCCACCCTTAGAATCTTTCAAAGTGTCAGGCACTACGATTGTTCCGTCATTATTACCCTTTGTAGCAGTAGTTACATTAGGAATAACAGGAGCTACAAGTGTAATTGCACCAGCTAGAACTGTATCAGGTTGCATAATGAACAGTCCGCTTTCCATTTTCTTAGCAAAGTCTTTTGCTTGTTCTCCCCAAATTTCGTACTCAATAGCAGGGACTTTTTTATTTCCATTCAAATAAATATCTGAATCAGTTGCTTGTACTGCCAAAGTCCATTGAATAGGGTCTACACCGTCTACTGAATCTGTTTCTGATTCTTTTGTAGCTTCTGCTGTTGGTCTCAAATTTGGATAAACGACTACACGGTAACCGTCAATAAACTCTCCTGTAACTTTATCACGTTTGCGCCCTTTAATAAGATACTGAACGCATTTCGTTTTCCAATTGCCAGTAGGAGACCAACCCAAACCATTCGCTGTTCTTTGTTGACCTAAAATATCCTCTTTAAGTGCTTGGTCTGTTTGAATGAATACCATTTCGCCTTGAAGCAAAGTAGCGCCTTTTTTAACTCCATGGTCTGGCACGTCATCAGCTGGATAGCTGTTTGTTTCCGCTTGGTCTTCCATTGAACCAACTGATACCAAACCAGTTACGATTTTATGGTTAGTGAACTCTGGTTTTCCGTTACTTCCCTTGGCCATATCAGCTACAATTAGAGCTTCATTACCCCAAAAAATCTCACGTGAGTTGTAATCTAATTTCATTTTTTCTCTTTTCTTTTTTATATTTTTTTATGAAGTGCGTTTCCAATAATATATTATTATTGAACTAATTACTGCTGAACCAACTGGCTAAACGTTGTGAAATCGAACATAAATCACCACCTAATTAAAATTTAATTGAGCAATATTATTCATCGCAGAAGTTGGTTGTAGCACGAAGTCAGACGAGCCGAGCCATTTGTCTTTTGCTAAACCATTGTTATAAGTTGCCATGTCGATTAATTTACCACCTGACAAATTAACAACAATATTGCGTTGCCACGTTACCTTAGCAACTGCCCCGACACGTTCTTGCGATTGCATGTGGATAGTCGCACCAGTTCCATTATTAACGATTGAGCAGTCTTTAACGATCAAATTCTGATTACTTGAATTGTCGCGGATTGGGTCAGTATGTACATAAAAAGCATTGTTTCCGGACGGTGTAACAAAATCACAACTATTAAATTCAAGAGTAAAGTTATTTCTCAATCCAACGCCAATGACTTGATAATCATCATTAATGAATTTTACATTTGTAAAAGACAAGGTATGCCCAATTTGAATGTCGTAGTCAGCGTGGAAACAATATGCTTTCGCAGGCTCTCCGGAAACTTGTGCTTGGCTGATTGCATGGATAGTCATATTTTCAACACTTCCTTTAGAAATTTCCAAAGGTGGCAACGAGTATGCTCCGTTTTCGTATTCTAGGGTTACCGTATTTTTATCAACACCCTTAAAATGCAATAGCTTAGTCTTGGCGTCTACTGCTTCATGATAAGTTCCGGAAGAAATCAGGATAGTATCACCGTCTTTTGCAAAATTAACCGCAGCTTGAATGGTAGTAAATTTTTTATCAGCTCCAACATTTAAAGTTTGAGGGGCGGTGTCCACAACTTCAAATATGGCACCTGTGCCAAAATCACTATATTTAGCAACATTACCCTCGCAGATAACAGCCCCAGGCAATTCCGTATTAGTCAATGATATACCCCAAAAGAAAGCATTCGCTGGTGTTGTAATTGTTCCGCTTTTGTTTCCAGATGAAATGAATTTACCTGATATATCATAAAAGGCATCATGGTTATTAACAAATCCACTTGTTGTATAATTTGTGTTTGGTTTTACTTTCATAAAATAAACATTATAATTAGCATTATGAGGTAGTCCACCATTTGCTGAATCTAAGTATCTTCCAGATACAACTAATTTTTTGTTAAACATATTTTGATTACACACTTTTTTAAGACCACGCGGAAGGTTTGCGATTTGCTCAAATGGTAGTAAACCTTCAAAAATTGACTGAGAAGTGTCTAAAATAGGATTATAGTTTTCGTAAAAAACTGATTGAGTTGCATTTTTATTGCACGCATAAGACATGTACTTAGCATTCGTCGGAACCTTTACAACTAATGTATTTAAATATGAAGAAGGTATTGTAAAGTTAGGTTGAGGCTTTACAAGTCCAGAAATATATTTTTGTTCAAAGTCATAAAATGCAATATGTGCATTTGGCGAAATACCCGTAAAGTAGTCAGTATCAGCATTTACTGGTACCATGTCGAAAAGGTCATAGTCAGTATTAACCAATTTTTCGCCATTTGTGTATTGACGATAATATCCACTTGTTTTATATTGTTCTAATAATAAATTGATACGTGCTACTCTCTTCGTTTGCTTTACATTATCTAAAAGCGAAATCAGCGAACGTACTTCTGTTTCTTGAGCAGCTGTGGAAATTGTAATACCTTGATTATTAACAATAGTTTGTAAGTTATTTAAATCCGTTTGATTAGCTTTAAGCTCAATATTGCTCGTATTTGATTCAGTTTGAGCATGTAAATCATTCAACTCACTGCGCATTACTTGTGGCATATTTTCCAATAATAATTTTGTAAAATCATCAATCTTATTATTTACTTCTTGAGCTAAATCTGTAACCGTAGAATTATCTGATATAAATGTTAAATTCTTACTGACAATAACTTGTTCTTTATCTTCATTGAGAAGAATCAAGTTCGCTTCAATAACTCCAGCTTTTGTCATTTCGGTAGGAATTACTAAAAGAAACTCTCCTTTAGTTAAGTTTTCAGGAGGAATCATAACAAAACCTGAATTACTGCTATTAGTATATTGATATGTAAGTTTTAATGAATGACCAGTCAAATCAATTTCGCCTCCATTATCAATTATTTTAACTGACAATGTTCTAGCGTTGACGTCGCCTTGCATTATTTGAATTGGTTGTGGGAAGTCTTTATTGACCGTATCCCATACAATCGCTCTATTTCTAAAATTATCTAAACTCATTAAAAAATACCATTATTGTTAATTTCAATCAAATGTAATTAAACCACTTTCTACTTTTATAATTTCATTGAATTAGCATAATTAGCGCCTTTTTTCAATGTTGTTTTGACGTCTTGCATACCTTTTTTTTCAACTAAGAAATACATGCCATGATAACCGCTGGTGTAACTAGCCCTAGTACCTGCATTGACTACTACTTTATCGCCTTTTTTAACTTGCTTTAAGTTACTTGACAATTGACCAGTATTTTGGTATCTAGCATAAGTATAGGTGTGACCATGACTCCTGATTAATCTAGTTCTTCGGCTTGCGCTATTTGCTTTTGCCTTAAACTCTGCTTCAAACCAATCGCCCATGCGTTCCGTGACTTTCGATTGCATTTCTTTAGCTATGCTTGCTGTATTAAGCAAATTCATTGCCATGGTTGACCACCTGCACCACAAGGCAAATAAACAGTTCCAGTATAATTGTACAAGTGGCTATTTTCTGACCAGTTTGTCATATTCCAACCATTTTGCAAAACATTTCCGACTAGTCCTACAAGTTCATCGTCAACATCTTTAACAGATAAAACAACTTGATAATAGTAACCCATGACAAAGCTCGTATTATCCATTTTAAGCACCTTTGAATCACTAAGTGACAAATATACCGTCTTGTCTTCTATCGTGTCCTTAACGCCTAAAATAACGTCATTTAGAGGCATTGTAAGTAAATTGTTGTACCAATCTATATAAGAATCAAATTCGTTCATAGTCCGTTACTTACGACCCCCTCTAAAATCATCTTGTTATTCTTAGGGTCTCTTTCCCATGTTGTACGCTTGAAAGTTTCGCCTTTTTCGTCTAAGAAGTAGTTGAAAATCAAGTCTTCCATTTCTCCGATTCCGTTAAGCTCGTATCTTACGTTTTTACCTAGCCCAATCATAGAAAACTCATCAAGCCTTGACTGACTAATTCTCTGTTTGACTGCTGGCAAAGTGATAGGCTTTATAACATTGTCTTCCGCACCGTTTTTTTTCTTAACAGTCGTTTCAACTTGCAATGTAACTTGTGAAAATATCATCAAATACCTCCATAATACATTAACTCTTGCAAAGAAGCCAGACGTTTCATTTCAGCATTTCGCCATTGTTCTGCTGGTTCATCAACAATATTAAGCCGACAATAACAAGAAATAAAGTCTTTAACTAATACGCTTGTTTCGTCAGCTTTAATACCATTTTTTTCTAGCAATTTAATAGCTATTGAACGGAATAAGATAAGTTTACTATCATAAGCTGTTACTAAAATCGGAATACCACAATAGACCTTAATATAATCTATCATTTACTTCCTCCATTTTATTCTTATGCTACTGTAATTACTGCACCAGCGTTATAAGTTTCAACATGACCGCTTGTTAGTGTTTCAACCAAAATCATGTTGCTATTAGTTTTCCATTCAAATGCGTCAACTTTTGTAAGGTCTTGCATGTCGATGTGATATTTTTGGTCTACTAATACAGTAGGTTTGAGTGCTTTTGATCCTGTGTAGACAATGATTTCATCTACTCCAACTTCAGAAGCAATTTCAGTATCATCATTTTTAATACGAACGTGAGCATTTGCAGTCGCTTGACGTAACTCATCTAACAAGGCTTTACGATCTTCTGCTTTAACAATCAAATAACGGCGACCAGCAGTAGGACGGACAAAGTCAACCGCTTCTTCAATAGCGTTAGCAAATGGAGTTGTTCCAGCTGATTTAGCTTTTGTAGTAATCTTTTTGATTTTTTTAGCGTCTGCTTCTTTGTCTACTGACTTAAATCCGTTTGTTCCGTCTCCCTCAACAAGTGCAAGGTCAACAATTTTGTTTACAATAGCTTGTGTAAGTTCTACTACAATCAAGTTGTAAAGTTCAGAGTATGACATTTGAAGTCGTTTAACACGTTCAGCAAGTGATTGCAATTTATAAACCATTACAGGTTCAAGAGTATCAATAGTGAGTGTTGCTGCCTGTTCTGTTTTTGTTTGTCCGTCTTTGTGGACTTGTGCTTCATCAGATGAATCAAATGAGCGTGATACGAGCAAAGCACCGACATTTGTAACATGGAATACTTTGAATACTGGGTTAGTATTTAGCAAGGCTGTGTTGATTGATTCAACCAATTTACGTGGAAGCTCAAAAGTTTTGTCTGTGATAGTTACACCATTTTCAGCAAGTTTTGTGTTCCAAGCGTTTTTAATTTCTGATTTCCCAGAGTTCTTTTTCAATACATCAAAAAATTCTGTTACAGCGTTTTGTGATTCAATAAAGTTTGTCATTTTAGCTTTTCCTTTTGGTTTTTCTTCCTGTGCGTTAAGTTCGTTCTCAATTTTGATAATTTCAATTGAATTTTCTGAAAGTGTTTTTTCTAATTCTTGTACTTTTGGCAAGTCTTCAATTGCGTTTTTTACTTCAAAGCCACTAATTTGAGATTTTAAAGATACGTTATTTTCTTTAAGTTCTGCCAAGCGGTTCTGTTTTTCAATTAAATCAGGTTTATTCATATTTCTTTTTGATGTCCTCAATTTCTTTCAAAGCGTTACGGCTTTCAATAATTTTGTTACGTTCTTCTGTGAGTTCTTCGCCTAGCGCGTTTTGAATAAATTTTGCGTTAGGGTCTGCTGGTACTGAAACAAGAGAAATCTCTTTAAACTGTGCTTTATTTACAACTAGAGCGTCATTATCATCAAAAGTATAATCTGTAATATAATAGGCAATTGATAGTGAATCAAACGCGCCATTTTCCACAGCCTTATTAATGTTTGGCGCATTGTCATAAAGTGTAAAGTCAGTCAGGTATTTATTAGTAGCTAAATCATAGTAAACCTTTGCGTCCCCGATGACTTCGCTAGAGCCAGATCCATGTTCATATAGCAATGGATATCGTTCTCTAGCAAACTCAATGCAGTTAGGTGTCAAGATAATACCGTTACGATTCTCCACACCAACTTCTGAACCAATGCCTTGGAACGACTTAGAACCGTCCTCGTTTTCAGTTACTTTAATTTCAGCACTATTGGTTATTAGTTTCATCTGTGCTTGTTACGTCCTTTCTACTGCCTTGTAAATCACTTAGATTTTTAACAGCAACTGCATTAAGGTTAGCTATGTAAATGTCTCCACCCTCGATTGGTTGCTCGCCCATTTTAACAAGAAGTTGATTCTGTGTAAAAATAGGACCGTTAATATTTTCATGATACAAGTCAATTAATTCTTTCAAAGTTGCAAACTTGAATAGCTGGTTATCTACGATTATGCGTTCATAATATAAATTATCCTTAATTACTCGTCTGCGGTTTGTTGAAATCAGTTTATAAGTCAATTCCTTTTCAAGTTGAATCAGTAAAGGAATGATAGTAGAGTTGTAAAAATAAATTTGTTGTTCTTGCGTAGCAGTACCAAGCAAAATATTTTCATTCATAAAGTAACCTGTCAAAAGTTCCGATTTAATAAGGTCAATTTCATCTTTATTTAAAACAGAATAATCTTTTTTAAGTTCTACAATTTCTGTCTTGTTATCAACTGGTGTCAAACCGTTATAACTAGAACCTTCTTGCATGTTCTTTATTGTTGCTAGTGCTTTTTCTCGATACTCCTGTGTATTATCAATATCAAGAAAGGCATTAATTTTCAATAAACCACGCAACTTACCTTGTTCCAGCTTAGTTTGAATACTAGCCATAGCATTGTCTAAAATACTTGTATCTTCATTGATATAAAAAGGACTGATAAGCCTTACTAATTCTTCAGGTTTATATTCTTTTTTATCATTAGCAAACAGTAAGTCTAATAGATCGCCCGTTTCACTGTCAAATATAGGGTACAGGTCAACATAGCGCGTGCATAGCAACTTTTTAATCACTTTCTGCCAAAACTCCATGCTATTGTGTTCGCCCTTAGAACTCCAGTTTAGAACCTCATCTAAGTCAGATCCTGCCATACTAATCAAAGTATCAGAACCAACATCAGATTTTTTATATTTAACATGGTTAAATTCTACTTTTGTTATTTCATTAGCAATTTTATTGTGAATGTTAGTCACAAAGGCACTTGTATATTCTACTGCTTCATTTTGCCAAGCTGTAACTCTTTGAGTGTCATTGTTTAGTTTCCCACGTGAAAATGATACTACTTTTCCGAATAAGTTCAATTTTTCCCCTTTCTACCATAAACTCACGCCCTTCCCTCGTTTATACTCGCCTGTTTTCTTGTTATGGCAAGACTTACAAAGGAGTTGTAGGTTATCAGGGTTCAGCGCTATTTTCCAATCATCAAGGTTTTCCCAAGTTAGCTCTATAATATGGTCTACTTCGTATTTTTTAGCACCGAATGCACCACATCTTACGCAAGTCATTTTGTCACGTTGTCTTACATAATCACGGACTGCCAACCATTCTTTTTTATTGTACCAGCCACTCTCTCTTACTGTGTCAACGTTATACTTCATCTGACACTGCCATTTCTAGAGCCATTGTCAAAGCAACAGTAGGGTCAATTTTATCTTTTTCAAGTTTTTTAGTATACATATAGTCCCCACTTTGTCCGATTTTAACAGCAGTATTATTTAAAGCCCATTGCATAACTTTTTGGTTATGGATAAGTTTGTTTTCGACTAGCTTAGATTTTAATAGTTTAATATAGTCATTCATTGAGAAACCTTGTCGAATCGCTCTTTGGTTATCTCCATCTTTATCGAAGAAATAACGCTCGATCAACCCTTTTAAAATCTCATAGCGAGCTGGGTCGTATCCGATTTTTCTAAGTCTGCACCCTGTCTTAGTTCTAAAGTCATTAATATATGGTATTAAGTCATTTACATTAATGTATTCCGTATCAAGTAAGATTAGTTCGCCTCTGTCAACGAATTCAGTCCATAGCTCTTGCTGTTCTGTGTCTAGTTGCTCATATTGAGTCCGTACAGAGAAAGTAAGTGTATGACTGTAAGTTTTACCCTCTAACTCACAAACGAACGACACAGCGGTTAAATCGCCAATTAAGGATAGGTCAATTCCGACATAAGTTCTATTTTTATTAAATACAGATAAGTTAAATTCTGTTAGTTTGGTATCTTGCGGAGTGAAGTAGTAAGCTGTATCCTGCATAGGCAAGCCCATATTAAACGCTAAGAACTTATTCTGTAACGCTGGGTCTCCTTGCGCAAGCTCATACTCCTCAATAACTCCTGACCACTTAGGAACATTGCCAATAAGTGGTAATGCCATAGTCCAATTCTTTTTATCTTTGACCTGCTCATGATTTTCTAGCATGTAAAGCAAGCCGAACGACCTATCATTGTAAAATTCTTCCTCTGATTTGAAACGTTCAACAAGTTTATCATATAAACCGTCTCGTTTAAGTCCGCCAGAAGTGATATAAATACTTTGCCAGTTATCTTGTTTTTGTCGTGAACCTTTATTGACTGATTCTGTTATATCTTCGCCATAGGTATGAACTTCATCAAATATATTTAGTGAACTGTTACCACCTTGCGCCCTCAAAGTATCATTTGTTTGCTTTTTGAAAGTGGTTTTAAAAGAAGTGAATTCTAGCCCTTGTTTTGTACTCTTGAAAATCTTATTTTCGTTGTACACTCTCAATGTATCGCTTGCTTCCGTTTGATTCCGAACTTGGTCAAATACGTGTCTAGCCTGTGTATTATCGTATGCAATAACTAAGCTCTCTCCACCATATTGTCCGCCTAAAATCATCCAGTTAAGCACGCGCGTTGCCATTAAACTTGACTTACCAGATCCACGGCCTAGATTAAGAAAAATTTCATTAACTAGGTTGACCTGAATGCCTTTTTCATCGACCATATCATAACCAAGCATTAACTCATACCACCAGCGCTGGGGCGGTAGTAGCTCGATTTTCACCAGGTTACCAGTAGTCAAATAGAAGTTGTCTTGTATCCACTCAATAGCTTGTGTAACACGGTCATAGCGATAGATATACTTGTTGTGAATACGTATTTGCTTCTGGATAGTCTTGCGAATGTATTTGTTAATAATGATGCCGTTTTCTTTGTTGTATTCCAACATTTTATTTAAATAATACATTTATTCAAACCCTTTCGGCACTTCAATTTTTGGCGTTTCGTACTTACTTAGCTTATAGTCATCAAGTTCTTCAATCTTAGCTTTAAGGTCATTAGAGCTTGATTCTTCCTGTTGTAATCTCCGCCATTCAGTAGGGTTATAAAGTTCAGGGTTTCCAGCTTTAGCAACCATCATTGCTACTAAGCTATCTTTATCCAGTTCTTTTTCTTTAACCTTTACTTTTTCAACGTTTCCGTCAGCGTCATATATTGTTTCTGTTTCCTTTAGCGTTCTGACCATCAGTTTGCTCGCTAAGGCACTCTCGGCTAGTTCTAATAGATTTCCCCTAGCAATACCTTTAGCTTCGTCATACGCCTTTATATTGTCATCTCGCCACTTTCTAAAAGTTTTAGCTGAACAATGCAAACTAGTGTAGATTTCTCTATCGTTACAGCCTGATTCAATTTTATCAATGATTTGACTAAAAAGCGGTTCTTCATACATCTTAGGTAAAATTGTGGGTCTGCCACCGTTTTGTGTTTGCATTATTGTCCTTTCTTTTAAATGTGGTTATATCGTTTAAAGCCTATATTCTCGTTTCTAAGAACAGCAACAACTTATGCTTATAAGTTTACCAACTTGGGTAACTCTGCTCTCACAAGCCAAAATATTAGCATATATCCCTATAATTAAGATTTAGCAAGATTTAGCAAGATTTAGCAAGATTGTACCAGCTAAAACTTTTCTTTTTGATTTTTTGGGGGATTCGCAGCCGGGAGTCCTTTGTG